GTATTTTTCGTTCCCAACTAACGTATTCGCTGTATAGTCGAAGGAGAGTAACTAATGGCTATTAATAGAGCTCAACTCGTAAAAGAGCTGGTTCCTGGCCTTCATGCTCTCTTCGGACTAGAGTATGATCGCTACGACGCTGAGTACGAAGAAATCTTCGAAACCGAAACTTCAGAACGAGCTTTTGAAGAAGAGGTAATGCTGACTGGTTTCGGCGAAGCTCCTGTAAAGTTTGAAGGTTCTAGTGTTACTTTCGACACCGCGCAAGAATCTTTTACTGCACGGTATTCGCATGAAACTATCGCTTTGGCTTTTTCATTGACTGAAGAAGCTATTGAAGATAATTTGTACGACACCTTGTCATCTCGTTATACGCGAGCACTTGCTCGTTCTATGATGACCACTAAAAACATTAAGGGCGCAAACATATTGAACAATGCGTTTAGCTCTTCTTTTGTTGGTGGCGATGGCAAAGAACTATGTGCAACTGATCACCCGACTGTAGGTAATGAGACCCAACGCAACGAACTATCGGTAGCGTCGGATCTTAATGAAACCTCACTAGAGCAGTCGCTGATCGATATCGCAGCTTTCGAAGATGAGCGTGGTCTAAAGATCAACGCACAAGCGCGTAAGCTGATTATCCCAACCGCACTGCAATTCGTTGCAGATCGTCTACTGGAAACTCCAGGACGAGTCGGTACGGCTGATAACGATATTAACGCACTGCGCAACATGGGTATGGTTCCTGAGGGATACACCGTTAATCACTATCTAACAGATACTGATGCGTTTTTCCTGACGACTGACGTACCTAACGGACTGAAGCACTTTGTGCGTTCACCTGTTGCGACCAGTATGGAAGGCGACTTCGAAACTGGTAATGTTCGTTATAAAGCCAGAGAACGCTATAGCTTTGGCTTTAGTGACTGGCGTGGTATTTTCGGCTCTCCAGGAGCTGCGTAATATCGCGAGGGAAAGGGGCACTGGTTGCCCCTTTTCTTTTTCTGCTGTATAAAGCATCCATCCCTGACAAGTACATCCCGTACTTGACACTAGCCACGACAGGAGATACTCATGGCGAATACTACCTTTAACGGCCCAGTCCGATCAGAGAACGGGTTTAAAGTTGTTTCAAAAAACGCAAGCACTGGTGCGCTTACTGATGTAGTAGATATTGCATCTACTGGTATCGTTACAAATAAATATGTAAAGCACGTTGGTTTTGCTACAGGCGTTACGGTCAACACCACAGCGGGGGATAGCCCTTCTATTGGTGAGTTTACTCAACCTGCAAATACAATCATTACTGATATTAAAATCTTCTGTGACACCTCGCCTGTTATTGGTACAGGTGACATTGGTTATGAAGTTGGTACTACTAGCTCTGGCGCACAGATTGTTGCGGCAGTAACTGATGAGATCTTGGACGGTGGTACAACTGTTGTAGAACATAACGTAACTACAACGACGTTGGTAACTCAAACTCAAAGCGGTACTACGGCTCCTGCCTCTGTTCAATATACAGATACTGCAAGAACGATTTTCTGTAATATTACTAACACTGTTGACGCGACAACTGCTGGTTCATTTACGTTTATTATTGAGTATGTACAAATAGCGTAATAGGAGACGGATATGGCTGATGCGGTAACTTCAACAACTATCTCTGATGGTACGCATAAAGCAGTTATACAGCTGACAAATCTTAGTGACGGCACTGGTGAGGATGCCGTCAATAAAGTAGACGTTAGTGGGTTAGCTACTCGAGAAGACGGTACTGCTTGTAGTAGTGTATTAATTGAAAAAGTAAGCCATTCAATTATTGGTTTTACGCAAGTACAGCTTTTGTTTGACGCAACTACAAACACGATAGCATTGGGACTAGCGCAAGACAGTAATGGTCATATGGATTTTAGCGAATTCGGAGGTCTTAAAAATACTGCCGGTAGCGGTAAAACTGGTGATATATTACTGACTACAATAGGTGCGTCTTCTAACGATAGTTATGTAATTGTCTTAGAACTTATAAAGAACTATGGCTAATGGCTACATCAGGTACTCGTACTTTTAGTTTAAACGCTGCAGATGCGATTGAAGAAGCGTATGAACTAGCAGGTTTAGAATATCGAACAGGATACGACGGCGTAACTGCGCGTCGTTCTATGAATATTATGTTTGCTGACTGGTCAAACAGAGGCATACAAATATGGGAAGTAGAACAAGTATCTTTAGATTTAGTTGAAGGTCAAACGACTTACGATTTAAATCAATTTGATATAGATATTTTAGACGCTGTAATACGTCGTACGACAAATAGTATACAAACAGATTTTCAACTAGATCGTATAGATCGTGGGGAATATTTAGATATACCTAATAAGTTAACGAAAGCGCGGGTAACTCAATATTATTTAGAGCGCACGATTACGCCGAAACTTTATGTTTGGCCTGCACCTGAAAACTCTACGGATAAGTTTGTATCTTATCGTTGGAAACGTATTCAAGATATTACAGAGTCTGTAAACGATGTAGATTTACCGAGTAGGTTTCTTCCCTGCCTTACTTCTGGATTAGCTTTTTATTTAGCTATGAAAAAGAATCCAGAAAAAGCAGGGTTATTACAACCTCTTTATGAAATGAACTTAGTTAACGCAATACGTTACGATGATGATAGTTCGTTGAGGTTAGTACCTAAACGGACGTATTTGTAATGGCTTTCGCAGTAGGTAAATATGCTTATGGTGTATGTGACCGTTGCGGGTTTCGTGTTAAATATTTACAAATGAGAATGGAATGGACAGGTTTCAAAGTCTGTCCTGATTGTTTTGAGCCTAAACATCCTCAATTAGACCCTCCTCATCATGTTTCTGACCCAGAAGGATTACGACAGGCTAGGCCAGAAGTACCTTTACCACAAGCACAATTAGGGTTAGTAAGAACGACAGGGCCAAGTAATACTACTGACTCGGGGCGTAATATAGGGGGGCAATCATTAGGTATAGTAGACCCTATCGGCACTGATTTCGTGGGTGTTTCAGCTACAGGTAGTGTTGGGACTATTACGGTAATTACGACATGAGTTTTACTTTAAGCACTTTAAAAACAGCTGTCCAAAATTATACAGAATCTTCTGAAACGACTTTCGTCGCATCATTAGATACTTTCATAAAAGAAGCGGAAGAAAGAATACTAAAAGCAGTAGAGCTTCCAGTATTCCGTAAAAACGTCACAGGCACTGCTACGGCTAGTAATACTTACCTTAGTACCCCTTCGGATTTTCTAGCCCCCTACAGCCTCGCTGTTATCTCTAGTAGCGTATATTCGTACCTACTCTATAAACACGTTTCTTTTATAAGAGATTTTACACCTAACGCATCTACAACAGGGCTTCCTAAATATTATGCATTGTTCGATGATAATTCTTTTTTATTAGCTCCGACACCGGATACGACATATTCGTTTGAGTTACATTATAAATACCGACCTGCTTCGTTAACGACAACAAGCGGAACAGATACAACATGGTTATCAGATAATGCGCCCGATGCGATGTTATACGGTACTTTAGTAGAAGCTGCGACTTTTCTTAAAAACCCACAAGAAATTGTACAATATGAACAAAGGTTCATACAGGCTGTAAACGGACTTAAAAATTTAGGTCAAGGATATGGCCTTAGAGATGAATATCGTTACGATATTGCTAAAGGATAAATATGCAAGCTCCAAAACTGGAAGTAGGAAACTTTTTAGTAACTGCTACAGAACAAAAAGGCCATTCTCCTGACTTTTGGGCTAAATCAGCGTCTGATAGAATTGTAAGCGTAGGAAATAAATCACATCCTTTAATAGCACAACAAGCAGAGGCATTTAAAGAAAGTGTAGAGCAGATAGTTCTTTTTTATTTAAAAGAAGCTATTAAAAGCGATAGAACGACTTTAATAGCAGAATTAGAACTACAGGGTCAGCAAGAAATGGCTAATATACTTAGGAGATTATAATGTCTATTACGACAGCGATGTGTACGACTTTTAAAAAAGAAATTTTAGAAGCTGTTCATAATTTTAAAAACTCTGGCGGTAGTACGTTTAATTTAGCGTTGTATACAAGTTCAGCAAGTTTAGGTGCGAGTACAACAGCGTATACCACATCTAATGAAGTATCTGGTACAGGATATACTGCTAAGGGTGCGTCATTGACTCGTGTTGACCCAAGTAATGATGGGACTACGGCGATTACAGATTTTTCTGATCTTACGTTTAGCTCTAGCAGTATTACCGCAAGAGGCGCATTAATATTTAATGATAGTGCTTCAGGTGATCCTGCGGTATGTGCTTTAGATTTTGGCGCAGATAAAACGTCTACGTCTGGAGATTTTACGATACAGTTCCCAACTGCTGACGCTAGTAATGCTATTATCCGTATTGCGTAGATGTCTAATCTTACCGGCTGGGGCAGAGGTGCGTGGGGCGATGGCACATGGGGTGAGCCAAGTCCAGTCCCAGTTACAGGCGTTTCTGGAACGGGTGCGGTTGGGACGGTTACAGTCGCAGCCAGTGCAGTTGCCGCTGTCACAGGCGTTTCTAGCACAGGGGCAATCGGGTCAGTCACAATCGTCCAAGGAACGGGTGTCACTGTATCCGTTACAGGTGTGGCAGGCACTGGATCTGTCGGAACGGTTACTGTATCCGCTGATGCGAATGTTAGTATTACCGGCGTTGTGGGTACTGGAACAGTTGGCTCAGTTACAGTTACAGGTACAGCGACTACTTCTGTTACTGGAGTACAAGGTAGTGGAAATGTTGGAGGTGTTTCAGTTACAGGAACGGCTGTCGTTATACCGACAGGTGTTAGTGCGACAGGGTCTATTACTCCTGTCAACGTGTGGGGACTGGTGGACGATAGTCAAACGCCTAGTTGGTCAGATGTATCGGATAGTCAAAGTATTACTTGGTCAACTGTATCAGACAGTCAAACGCCTAGTTGGTCAGATGTATCGGATAGTCAAAGTATTACTTGGTCGACTGTATCAGACAGTCAAACGCCGAATTGGGAAGAGGTAGCTTAAATGGCAACTTATGTTAATGACCTACGTTTAAAAGAAATCGCTACAGGTGATGAATCAGGAACGTGGGGAACGAGTACAAACACCAACCTTGAGTTGATTGCAGAGGCTTTTTCCTTTGGGACGGAATCTATTACGACTAATGCCGATACCCACACTACGACGATTGCGGACGGCTCTACCGATCCCGGCAGGTCAATCTATCTCCAATATACTGGTACTCTTGATAGCACTTGCACCATCACTATAGGGCCAAACACGGTCAGCAAGCTGTGGTTCATTGAGAACGCAACCAGCGGCTCGCAGTCAATTATTATCAAGCAAGGCTCTGGTGCCACGGTCACTATCGCCAACGGTCAAGTCAAAGCTATTTATTCTGATGGCGCTGGCTCTGGCGGTAAGATGGTCGATGCGTTTCAAGACCTTTCAATTCCTGACCTGTTTATTGACGATGATCTGACGTTTACCTCTGACAGCGCAGTCATCACGTTTGGCGCAGATGGCGATACGACGCTTACGCACACAGACGGTTCTGGTTTAACACTTAATAGCACCAACAAGATTATGTTTAACGACGCGAGCCAGTTCATTCAAGGCTCAAGCGCGACAGTGTTGGCGCTAGGTGCTACAGATGAGATAGACCTCACGGCTACAGCTATTGATGTCAACGGCACGATGGATGTTAGTGGTGCTTTGACGGGCACGACTGCAACATTTACGACTTCAAGTCAAGATGAAGGAATCACTATAGTTTGCACCAACGGCGGTGCTTCCGCTGGCCCCTCGCTGAAGCTAGATAGAAATTCTTCTGGCCCTGCTGATAATGATTCCATCGGTGAAATTGAATTTAGTGGTAGGAATGACGCTGACCCAGCAGAAGTTATTCAGTATGCCCGAATCTTCGCTAGAGCTGATGACGTTACTAATGGAGAAGAAGACGGTGAATTAGAAATTCAGACAATGTTCGCTGGCGCTGCTAAGTCAAGGGTAGCATTCGATAGAACCGCAACAGTATTCAACGAAGGCGGCGAAGACCTCAACTTCCGTATTGAAAGCGACGACAACGATAGTATGTTTGTTGTAAATGCTGCTTCAGATCGCGTTCATATTGGAAGCTCGTCGGCTAT